AACCCCTGGTTATCGCACTGAAGCAGTGAATCCAATTCTGGGCCAGTTCCCTGCACCTCCTGCTGCTTCTGCTCCTCAACAGCCTGAGAATTTCTGGGGCAGCTTCAAGCAACAGATGGATGTGGATCCCAGCAATGCCTGGCGTCTCCTGAACCAAGCCCAGCCTCAAGTTGTTGCAAACAAACTGTTTGTAATGGAGTAAGGCGATGCGTAATCGCTTAGCTTATGGCGTGCCTATTGCTGCTGGCTTAGCCACGGGTGGGTACGCCCTTTCTCAAGGTGAAGATCCCGGTTCTGCACTTCTCGCTGCAGGTGCCGGCGGCCTTGGTGCATATGGCGGTTTACAATTAGCCGGACGTTATGCACCAACATTAGCGGCACGAACAGGTGCTCTTGTAAAAGGACAAAAGGCAAGTGGTTTAACTAAGGAACAAATCCTTGCAGCTCCTATTGTTCCTGGTACAGTCGGTAAAGGTCTTGTTGTTCAAGGTCCGGTTAATCCTTCTCTTAACGCACCCCCCGAAAAAAGAATGGGGCCAACAGCCCGTTCTTACGGTAAAGTTGCCGCCGCAGGCCTTGTTCCTGCTGCTGCTCTTACTGCTGGTTTAGGTGGCGTAGCACTTGGTGCGATCCCTGGTGCTATGAATCTCCCAGGATTCCAGCAAGGCATGGCTATTGATCCAGAAGATCCACGCGTCTCGAGTAACACGCCAGGGGCTAAATACAGCGTAAGCCCGTATGCATCCACGCAGTACATGTAATATTAAATTACGGACTGCTAAAATTTGTGTTAGATAAGACATATCTATGTCTGAATCTTTCACCCGATAAAACACTTCCTGCGACACTGGAGGATAAAACAAAGTGTTCATTGATAACGACTTTCCAAAGATTCTGGGTGCGGAACTTTACCGTCCCCACCCTGCGTATATCGCAGAAATGGCAGTCGAGCCTGTGGTCGTTCATGACTTCACTCGTCAGCCTGGTCAAACCGTTCAGTTAGACCGCTATAAGTTCTGGGGTACCCCTGGTACGAAGGACAGCCGTGAGCGTATTGCCGACCAGACCATCGGTACCGCTAACAGCCGTAACATCACCAAGGAGAAAGTCCTGGTGGTGCTTAAGGAATACACTGGTCCTGCAGATCCGGGCGATCCGACCCAGCCTTCGACCTTTAAGATTGCTCGCGAAACCCTGATCACGGCTCAGCGCCTGCTCCTGGATTCGGGCAACCTGAATATGTTCCACCAGTCGATCGGTAGCCTGACGCTGCTCGACGACTATCGCCGTTGGCGTGACCGCGTGTTCCTCGACGAACTCGCCAAAGCTGAAGCCAATGGTGCTGCATCTACCACCCAAGGCGGTTACTACTTCGCTGGTAACAAGGTCAAGGATTCTTCCGGTCGTGTTTCCTACACCTCCACTGAATACGGTAACGAAGTTCAGCAGTTCCAGGTGCGTACCGACTTGCTGACTATTGTTAAGGATCTGCGCAAGCGTAACACCCCCACCTTTGGTGATGGTCTGTATCGCTGCATCTGCGATCCTACCTTCATGATGCACCTGCGTCGTGACCCCGACTTCCGTGAGATCGCTCGCTATAGCGGCAACCCTGGCCAAGGCATGTACATGGGTAACCCCATGATGCCTAACAACGCCAGCTTCTACATGGGTCCCCAAGCTGGTCAGGGCTACTTCCTGGCTGGTGAGCCTGTGATGCCGACTGGTGTTCAGTTTGAAGGCGTCAAGTTCTTCGAGTCGACCAACTTCCCGACCAAGAACGTGTCTGCTTCCTTCGACGGTGGTTCGACCTATGCTTCCAAGGAAGTTGCCCAAGGTTACTTCTTCGGTCCTCAGTCGATTGGTGTTGGTATCGGTGGCCCGAACGCCCAAGTGCTTATCAACAACAACGATGATTTCAGCCGTTTTATCATCCTGATTTGGCAACTTTATGCTGGTTTTGAAATCCTGAACAAGGACTTTGTGACCACCGCATTCAGCTTCGTGCAAGATGACGGCACTGTCTGATAACTAACGTATAAATTCACAACATAGGAAAAGATAAATGACCTATTTGTCCGCTAAAAAGATCTATCCAGGTAACTGGATTGAGCCCCTGAACGGCTGGTACAAAAACATCGACAACGATGGCAATGGTACCAATGAAGGTTCCAAGGGCGGCCCTACTTCGGTGCTGGCTGTCCCTGGTTATCGCTACTTCCAGCAGCGTGGTTACGTCGCCGTGACCGCTACTTCTGGTGTCGGTGCTGTGGCATCGGGCAGCGTGATCGTGCCTTCCCCTTATCGCCAAGACGATACTCGTACTGACATCACCGGCATGGTGATCTCTGGTAGCAGCGACGTTCCTGCTTACGTGTATCGCGCCACCATCTCCGTTGCTTCTGGCTGGGGTGACGGCCGTGTGGCTTCTGGTGTGTATGCCGCTACCGGTAACGTGATCACCTTTGGCCCTGGCCTGACTTCTACCGGTAACGTCGGTGAAGCTGTGGCACAAGCCAACCTGACCTCCACCACTTCTGGTTCCCAGGCTGGTGAAATCTTCTTCACCGCTGGTACCGCCGCTTACAGCACCCAGCCTTTCCTGACCGCCACTGGCGCTGCTGGTGTTGCCGTCAATAACGTGTACAAGCAGATCACCTCTGCTACCACCTACACCGTTCAGGCTCGTGGTTCGCAAACCTCCACCACAACCTCGGGTGGTTGGTATATTTCCAGTGGTGACGCATCTGCTGGCCGTACCGGTTACTTCGTGGTTGAAGTGTGCTACCTCCAGCCTGATGAAGCTGCTGGTTACGAAGATATCGATAGCTATCTTCTTGGCCGCACTGTCAGCTGATTGAGTTAAACTAGGACCAGGTTACTACTGGTCCTATGACAACTCTTCCAGCAATGCTTTATCAGCATAAAAAAACAGGTGCAAGAGTCAAAGTTGTAAGCGAATGGGATAACGGCGATTGGTTCATGGTCGAAGATCAGGACGGTCGCCTTTATACCGCTTACAAAACTGAACTTACACCTGATGAAGATGCTACCAAAAAAGTTAAAGCTCTTCAGGTAAAAGATAAAGCTTCCAAAGAAGAGCCACGTACTTTTCCGCCCGATCACCGTTTAAATATCAATTCAGCTACCCCACAAATGATCGCTGATCATATTAAGGGTATTGGATTAAAAACAGCTCGAGAGATTAAAGATCTTCAGATGTCCTTATCGGGTGAGAGGTTTAATAATCTTGAACAACTAAAACAAATTAAAAGAGTTGATTGGGATTCAGTACTGGCAGCCGACTTGATTCGAGTTTGATACTTAGGACCCCTGGAATCCCAGGGGTTTTTTAGTCTTACAATTAAAAATAAAACGATATGGCATATACAACCAACCGCTCTGGTTTTACCGGCCCTAGTGGCAAAATTGGCGGATCGAGTCCTTATCATCAAGACTTAAAACTCCTGGAATCGTTACCGATTGCGGAGCGCGTCAAAATGATGGATGCGATTGCTCGGCAAAACCAGGCGATTGGTCGTGAGATTGAATTTTCTAATTCGGCAGTTGCTGGTAAGCGCTGGAATTTAGGAGCTGATCTTTCCGATAAGATTGATCTACTCAACAAAGCAGCATCTGCCCACGCCCATAGCCAGCATCCTGGTTGGCAATCTTTTGATTACTACACACCATTCAAAGGAAAAACTCGCTTTGATAAGGGAGCCGTAGAAGACGCATCTATTTACCTTCCTGTTGTTGCTGGCGGTAAAGTTCGTCGAGGGTCAGGTGGTGGTTATGGCTATTATTCAGAGGCTTTTGATCCACAAGGTCGGATGATTGCCCGTGTTGGACACGGTAATATTGATCGACCAGAAGCAGAAGCAGAAGTCTTAATACCAAACACGCTTTCCCCTGGAACCCTAGATTCAGAAAACCCTGGATCTGCCTCCGGTCAGCAAGATCAAATGGTGGGTTATTTACTTGGTTCTTTACTTACAGGACAACAAAAGGAAAGTCCTAGAACGCAATTTAGAAGAGAATTAGTGCAACAACTTGTGCGTCCAAGTGCTACTCCTGATTTATTCAATATGCTTTTAAACTCAGAAGCAAATCCTTATCTCACTTAATTCAGATCATTTATAATTAAAAACATACGGAAATAAGCTGTGCAGCTCAGCGACTTTGATAAAAGTAGAGTCAGGTATCACCTAGGCTACTTCACGGTTTCCGTGCCAGCGGGTGACTATGCCCGTTTGGAAGAAGCTTTGAATACGGTCCCTGATTCGTACTTCTACGACAAGATCGTTATTCAGATTGGTCGCTGCGACACAGCTGAAAAGAAGACTGAGGTTGCCACCTCACCTTCTACTCGCCTTGAAAGTATTGCTGGTGACGTGGATCGTACGATCAGATCTAGCAATGCCAAAGAGGCGCTTAAGGTTTGGGATGAGATTTATCTCTACGAAACCAACCGTCTAGCCGGCATCCTTTACGTTCCTAACTACAAGGATCCGTTCCAAGCCAGATACCGCTATGAGCGTTCTGGTGCTGAATTTATCCAGGCATTACCTGGACCTGCCGACACTGCTGTTGGTTCTCGTATCTATTTACATGAGGTTTGGAGGTAATTATGTTTACTCCTACTGGCCCTTTTTCTCGTCAAACGTGGCGAAACATTGAGTCTTTACCGGGACAAGCACTAAATGCGTTAGGGCAAATAGGTTCTTACCTTGGATCTCCAAAAGCCGCTCAAGACTATACTAATTTACTGAGAGGATCTGTTCCTGGCCGTGTAGGCAGCATTCCCCCGAGTGCCAACGGCAAATCTTACCGTCGTGCTGAGCTTGAGTTAGCGGAAGCTGCTAGAGCAGGCGGAGGTGGAGGAGGGGGCGGTAACGCTGGCTATTCAGTTACTAACTTTCGTCCTATTGGAGGTACGCCAGCAGAACGCGCGCAAGCCGCAGAAACATCTCGCATTGCTCAACTGACCGCACAAGATCCTGAGCTGAAGCGTTACGAGCAGGCGCGTCAATTAGCTGTTGCACCTGGCGCCACACCTCAACAAGTTCAGTCTGCAGAAGACATTGGCATGCAGATGTGGGCAAAAGCCAATCCCAAGCTTGCGGCAAAAATCAAACCTGGTCAAGCCGGTTACGACGCCATTCAAGGGTCTATGGCAGGACAGGCGGCCCGTGCAGGCTTTGGCTATCAAATGCCTGAGCAAATCACATTTACGCCTCCCCCTGGTGTTAACGTTCCCCAAGGCTTACCTTCCGTTCAGACTTTTGGACCGTCTTCTACCTATGGTACGGGAGGACTTGAAGTGGACCCTGAACTGTCTAAAAAATTCCAGGCTCTTCTTAATCAAACAAAACAATAATTCTTTGGCATTGCTCAGCATGTAAGTCCAACCTACTGGACACGAATCTTTGATTCACGGGGGCCAGTGTTGTTGCTTTAAAACCATGATTCTTTGTCCCAATTTTGTTAAGCACCTGACGACCAAACTTAGTCTTGTTGTTGCATTACAAGCTGTTTTTATCCCTGGTCTCAGAGCAAGTTCAAATTGGGTAGGAGAATGAGGCAATAAAAATGACAGAACGCGAGTTACTTCAAAGCTACGTTTCAAGGCCCGCAATTCAAAATGCGTTGCGCGTAATTCGCTTCGCAGAGGGGACTGAACGTGGTGGACCTGAGTCATATCGCGTGATGTTTGGCGGTGGACTTGCCCCGGATCTAACACGCCATCCTGATAAAGTCATTAAAGGTGGTAAATATGCAAGTGCTGCGGCAGGTGCATATCAATTCATGCCGTTCACCTGGGAAGCACAAGCAAAAGCATTAGGCTTGCCTGATTTTGGTCAGCAGAGTCAAGATCTTGCTGCAGTGCGGCTCATGCGTAATCGGTTAATGCCGATTGGCGGTTTGTCCGTCTTGGAGAAAGAAGGTTTTAGTCCACGTGTTTCAGCTGCATTAGCACCTGAATGGGCATCTTTACCAACAGAAAAAGTTT